GATTCGAATACAGCAAGCCGCGCATTGCTGCTGGCGTACTGTAGATTGTAGGCGTTCCTCGGCCTATTTGCCTACCCATAAGCACCTGATTGCGTAGATTTTCTACGTTTTGCTGCATCATTCGTTCCGCGCCAAACCTAGATGCCGCTCCAACCGTAGGAAGAACGGCCGCGCCAAGAGGCCCGCCAAACAAATAACCTGCGCCAGTAGATAAACCGCCGGATACAACACCCGTCGGGGCTAGCTTGCCAAGATATCTAAGTACGTTTTGTATATTGCCGCCACGAGCGACGTATTTGATAGCCGCTTGTTCTTCGCTATTGAATTGGCTCAACCTGTTTTTGTTGTTTGCTAATTGCCTGAACTGCGTTCTAAGCGCGTTCTCCATGCCTGACTGAGAATATTGAGATGCAGACGTTGTAGCCTTCTCAATGATGTCATCTAGGGTTTCTGTCTTGACGCTTCTTGACCACAAATTCCTTGCTGTTTTTAGCGCGGTAGATCCAGCAGCAGCATTACCACCAATTAAGTCAGCCTGCCCAAGGTTCTCAACGTAATCATCTAGCTTAGAAATAATCATGCGGCCAAGCCTACGTTCATCTTTCTCTAAAGATCCAGCGGCACTGCTCGCAACGCGCCTTAAAATCTCTAGTTCATCTAACGTCTTTGGCGTTTGGCCTTCATTTTGGAAACGCCTCAAAACCGCAGCAACTTTAGGATGTAGATCTGCGTCAAAACCAGCAGATTTAACTGTAGTCTCAATGTCGCTTAAACGCTTTTGGAAGCTATTAGGCTGCACAATAACGCCAGCAGACGTAGCAACCTCGTATGCTGCCCTAGCAGCGTCTTTGACAGACTCTCTTGTTGGAACCGTTGGCTTTTCTCCACGCCTTGCACCCGCTAGGCCTCCAGCAACAACATTAGCAAACATGCCAGCAAGCGGAGAATCTGTCGCGCTTTCTACAGCTTCGCCTGTCGCAGCACCTACAGGAGCGGCAACCATTTGAGAACCTGGAGCTGCGGCCATTTGCGTAGAAACCGCTCTGCCTGTTGGAGTTGCCGCAACCTGACCTAAGCGCATAAACCCAGGGATTGATGCCGCTGTACCTCCTAACGCGCTAGAACCTTGCGTAATCATGCGTTCTGGCGTTGTTTCCGGCTGCGGTAAACCAATCTGCGTAAGCAGGTTAGAAATAGCTTGAGAAGGTGTTACTTTTAACTGGTATTCCTCTGGGACTATTGCGTTATAAGCCTGTGAAGTTAACTCAGCAGCAGGAACGGCCAAAGATCCAGCAAGCATACCAACAGGGCCAAGAGGAGCACCGAGAGCAGCCCCCATCATTGAAGGGGCCATACCTCTAGCCACAAGCCCAGGGATGCGTGAAACACGTTCTTCTATGGGCCTATCTACTGGTTGTTGCCTAGCAATGTACTTAAGACCAGCATCAGAAACCTTAGATAGGTCGTTATTAGCTAACGCCTCAAGGTCTGCGTCTGATAGCTTGCTTAGATCTATAGCCATCACTATTTCCTTTGCTTTCTTCTCTCAAGCTCTTGTCTCGCAGCACTACCAAGATCACCAGGGGTAACTTGTTGCTGCGTCAAGGCTTTTGGCATTTGCGAGAAAACGCTGTTAATCGTTTGGTTTCGCCCAAAATCTTGTTCGTAAGCGTTTTTGGTAGCACCAGACGTTTCTAACAAGAAGTTATCCAACTCAACCAACTGCCTCTTAAGCTGATCGTATGTTTGGGCTTGAGATAGACTGGCGATGAGGTTTTCAAACCTCGCCCCTTCTCGTTCTGTAACCGCACCAACAGCAGCACCCGTTGGAGAAGCGGCTCTCATTTCATTGATATTAGCTACAAAACTACGATTTTTTAGCTTATCAAGAATTGCCTTTGCGTTTGCCGCTTGAGTGCCAGGGACAGCAGAAACCAACTCACCACCAAACCCAGAAGCTGCCCTCAAACCAGCGTCATTGTTAATCAGGTTTCTAATATCGTTTTGCGTGTCTCGATACGTCCTAAGCATTGATACCGTCGCACTCATTGCTTGCGGTTGCTTAGACTTGAACTCATTACGAGTTTTTAACGGGATAGCAGGATTGACAACCGTCGGATTGTCTACCGTTGATTGCGTGTAAGCAGGTTCTCCCGAAACAGGTGCTTGCAATGCTTGCTGAGGTGCTGCTTGTGTTGGCGCAGGCTGTGCAACTGGTTGCGGTGCAGGTTGTGCTTGCCTAGTGGCTTGAGGAGCAACTTGCGGGGCAACTTGCTGGGTAGCTTGAGGAGCAGCGGCAGGAGGTGCTAGTAACGGTCTCTGTGGGACAGACGGGCCTCTTACACCTACCGTTGCCTGTAATTCAACATTCTTTTGTTCTAAAGTAGCAACGTCAGCAGGGCTTGCCATTTGCGCCCAGTTCATTGCTTGCGCTATTTGCTCAGGGGTTAATGACGTATATGCAACACCAGGGAAGTAAACCCTAGCATATACCTTTGCAGCAGGAGGTAGTGGAGATGACTCTGCATTGAATTCCGTAACCTTTGCTCCAGTCTCAGGATTAAGACCAAAAACCGTATCGCCAACAGCCCTAAATTCAAGATTTTGCGGCCCTTGATAAAGAACTTTGACAGTCCCATCGGGATTTATAGCAATAACTCGATTACCAACTCTCTCGTGTTTAGGCGCGTTAATGCCAATTTCTGTTTCTGCGGCCTTTATTAGGTCTGCATATTGCTTAGGATCTAACACTTGACGAAGCGCGGCAGCAGATTGCGGGTTAATTGCTCGCGTAATCTGACTAGGCATACGAGCCTCTGGGTAGACGTTCCCTTCGTCATCCATTGGGTGCGGAAGAGGAATCTGCGCCCCAGGTATCTCGGTGGTTTGAACAAGTTTAGGCAACTGTTCCCTTGCTATTTCCATTGCCTTTTGTTTGCGAGCCATTTCAGCAAATTGCAACCCCAACATCTTGTCCTGGATTGCCTGCTGAGTAGCACCACGATAGGCTTGTTGGCCCGCCTGTAGGCCTTGAGCTACAAGTTCTCCCGTCGTTCTGCGTACAGGGCTTCTTCCTGACCCAGCCAATAGACTAAGACCAAGGTTTAGCACCCCTTGGTTTTGCGCTTCTTGCTTAAGTTTCTCTTGTTCTTCAGGGCTAAGCAATCCTCCCATGTAGGAAGGCATTTGCCCAAACACACCACCAAGGAAGTTGCTAGTAGACATGATTACCTCCCAAACAGTCCGGCAAGACCACCTAACGCTGCGCCAGCAACAGGCCCCAACGGAGTAACCGAAGCACCTAGCCTAGACCCAACAAGAGCACCGCCTAACGCACCTGCAAGCGGGTTAGAGTAAGTGGGTTGGATAGTCTGCTGTCCCATAGGCGCACCATACGCAGCAGACAAGAAGGACTGAAGATTGGAATATGGTTGCTGCTGTTGGAAGTTAAAACGCTGTATCGCATCAGCCAGAGCCGCTTGTTGGTAGCCCTCTGTAGCCTGACCGACCTGTGCAAGCTGTCCAATATCTGCGTAGTCTTGTGCGGCCAATCCTGGAGCAATACCAAGGGCTTGTTGTTGTCTACCCCTCTCAGCCTCGTAACTCTGATAACCAAGTTGACCTGCTTGTGCTGCCATCGCATTTGCGAGCGCACCTTGTGCTCGTTGCTCTTGGCTCATAAGAGCTTCGTTAGTCCCGTAGCGACCTGAAGCAGAGGCTTTAGAACGCATTGCGTTAATCGCGTCCTGATAAGCCGTTGTAGCCGCATCAAACCCAGGCTTTAGTGCTGCCGTCATGTAAGGGTTAGCACCAAGAAAGTTACCCGTGAGCGTCTGCGATGCTAGCTGTTGGGCTTGCGGGGTAAGGACATTCCCTTGCATAGCCCTGTTTTGCATCGCAGACAAAGCAGCCTGCGTCTGTTGGCTCGGGCCTACATAAGTCTGCCCCTGATAGAACTCAGGCCCACCGCCTGAGTAAAGACGTTGCGCCTCGCTTAGTCCGTACTGGACATAAGGCCGCATCGTAGGATCAAGTTCCGTCCTGGTTACTGTGTTTGTTGAACCACCTGACATATCAAACCTCTTTCACCCACTTACGGGGTCGAAAACCTAACGCTTTAGCCTTGCGATCCCAGCCTTTACGCCACGAATCAAAGCTGATAGTCCTTGCGCCACCTTCTCGCGCAACCAAGAGAACATGATCCATGCCTGCATCAAAATCTCCCTTGCCATAAGCGCACCAAATATGCAAATTATCGCCGATAGGCTGAAGAACAACAAACCCGCAAGGATAACTGTCCTCAAAGTACATCCAAAGAAGTGATCGTCCCGCAAAACAGTCTGCGTAAATGTCCTCCGGTATCCACTGCTCCGGACTTTTCTTAAGGATGGTCTCCAGACCCGACCTAATAAACGGCCAAATCTTCCTAAGTTCGTCTGGCTTGATGTATCTTGCATTCATCCAACCACCACATACCCGTAGGTCATGCTTGATGTCGAGTTTGGGTAATGCGTAATCGTTGCGCTGCCATTCGTCACGCTAGAAACGTAAATAAGAGGGCCATCTGATATGTGCTGCATAGTCAGAATAACTGAAGGCGTAGCCGGTCTTGTCGGGCTTGATTGAGTACCTATGTACTCAAGCCTAACCTGAGTGCTTGTTGCCGCCCAGATAAGTTCAACGTAGTCATTAGCCGCAAGATCAACAAAAAAATTAAGTGCCGCAATTAAATGCCCGTCAGTACCACCATGAGAATTAGGAATCGAGAACTGCGAATTAGAGTTTGCAAGGTCAGTGCCATTTTTTCTCAACCACAAATCAGCATCCTGTATTTGCGTATCGGCGTTTGCAAACTGCACAGAAAATTGAAGGTTGTACTTCCCTGCCGCCCTAACGTTGATTCGACTAGAGTTGGAAAGATAGACGTTGTTGCTTAAGTCAGTGTTTGAAAACGTAACCGCATACGATGCAGTCGTGCTTGCAGCCGTTTGGTCGTTAACGTCATAAAACGAGCCGTATGGCAATCCGCTTACATAAGCAGCAGCAGAGTAAGGGACAAGAATGATCTTGCTTTCTACCCCTATTCTCGCGTCTGTGATCGTGGTTGTAGTGGCGTTTCCTGTGTTGAGCGTTACCGTTCCGGTGTTATTTGTCTTACCGTCCATGATGCCACGGACAATTTCAGCAACGGCTCTTTGGTCGCCACCAAACGGAGGTAGCGTGCGAAAGATCATCGCATACCCTGCGGGATAATTGTTACGTCTAGACCTACGGCAGAAGTCCAAACGCCAGAAGGTATAGCTTTAATACGATGGTAAGTTCCGGCAGACCTTAAACCTATACGGTTATCGCTGTTTGACGAGTAGGTTGAGCCCGTAAAGTCAGTTTGCTGGTTAAGCCTGCGTCTAGAGTTGACCTGCACCGCGCAAGTGCCTGTGTCTATGATGGGCCTTACCAAAGTCATCACTGAAGGCATGTCGTTTAAGGATAGGTCTGGCGTGACAATATTTGCTGTCAAAGCAGAACCAGAAAAGGCCACAATCTTTTGGCCTAGCGTACCTGTAAGAAGCGAAGCGGTAACCGTATACCCAAATGAGTCTAAGCCAGCAGGTAGGCTATCAATGCTTCCATAAGCGTCTAATTGCTCTAGCGTAAGACCGGACGACGATGTTGTTGTGATAGCAGTAGACGAAGCAATGGTATCGACATTCGCTTCGCCGTAAGACCATTTATTGAGGTTAAAGTTGTAGATCAAAAGCGCGGTAGTCTGACTAACCGTCTTAAAACACCAGATAACGAGGTTCTTAAGCGGGTCAATAGCAGCGGACATCGTAGATAACTGTGCAATGTCGACGTTGTTAAAAAACCACCTATCTACCTTTTCAACAGAAATTGACTTTACGTCTTGCCCGTTACAGACGTAAAACCCGTCATCAGAGAGGAAAAAACTAGATCCCGCGTACTGAATGATCGAGTTAGGCTCCATACAGCCTAACCCCCTCGAAATCGTGTCAAACTGAAACACAAGTGGGCTTCCAACGTATGACATGCGCGAAATCGCACGATCTAAAAACACAAGACCGTACTCACCACCTGTCAAACCTTTCACATGCCCACCATCAGGGATGTCCTGATAGTCAGATTGTGTTGTTGCGGCAGGTGTCCAGTCTGTTTCATCGCCCAACGCGCACCACTCCACGCGATTAGGGTAAATCGTTGCCCCATTGTTAAAGCCTGCAACTACAAAGTCTCTGACCGTCGTTACATATCGAGACTTGGGCGCAGCAGCACCGAGGTCTGCAAAAACCGTAGACGAGCCCATGAGATAGCCCTGTAGTCTTGCACCGCCATTAGCCGCAATAACTCGGTTACCAAATTGTGTAAACCGCCATTTCTGATCCGATGGGGTTGTATAGCCACCAGACTTAGATATGTCCGTAAGGTTTAGGTTTGTTCCTAGCTTGAATAACTTGGTATCACCGCCAGCAAAAACGGTAACCGCTTCATCAGGAGCAGACGCGGCAGCAACAGAATTTAATGTCTCAGAGGCAGCATTTGACCACTCAGAAGGCGAAGGCAAAGGCCCGTAACCTACCTGCTGAGGAATTACATTCTTAGCGTCAAGCAGTGCGCCAGCAACCCCAGGCTGATCCGGCAACCACTCACCAAAGTTCACCCTCATCGCTTCGCCACCATCATCGTTAGCGGAACACCTGAGTATTGGCTCTCTTCGTCAGACCTTGTTAGCGCAAAGATTGCACGATCATAAAGCGTACCCCAGGTTTGCAGCCTAGGGTCGTTCATCAGGTAAGGTTCTGCTTCGCCTAGTGACGCGTAGAGAAGTGCGTCCGGACAGGTCGTAAGCCAGAGATTTGACGTGTTGCCTGTAGATAAAAACGTAGGCGCGGCGTAATAGAGGATCTTGATTGTGTAAGTGCTGTCAGGAATTGGGGCAAGCTGAATCGTAGACCCGAGGATGGTATAGAAAGCCGGTACACCACTTTCGTTCGTCCTACCGTTC